TATAAGCAGGGGTTGCTTTTTCTCATTGCCCCAACCATTTGCTGCCTTAAGTTAACAGTTGCCTTTGACGCCCAAGTCCAGACCGGGTATTGCACCGTTCCTCAATGGGGTTGGATCAAACATCCAACACAGAGTCGTAATTAAATTTTATTTTTGATGTGTGAGCCATGCACACGTACTTGTATATGGCCGTTGTAATAATCTGCTGATTCCAATACTCGCCTACTGAATTGCTCTCGTGCCTCAATGTATGAGCATTCACTTTTGCTTTTACAGTAGTAAAGTATTTCTCTGGAGAAGTTTTCGGTGCCTAGTTTGATTACGTCTGCGGTTAATTCTGGGCTTGACCCGTAGTACTCACGCCAATCTGAATCGATCTTGGTGCGTATCTTTTTCCGCTTTTTGATGCCGTTCTTTTGTTTTACTGTCTTGTACGTTGTTTTACTGAATTTTGCTAATTTTTTGCCTATGTACTTGCGTCCAGATAGATTATTTGTGATTAGATAAACAAATCCCACACATTCTTCGGGTAAAGTCTCAACTGGGGTGTCTTGATATTGCCATGTCATGCGTGTGTTCGGGAATTGCCTTTCGTGCTATAGTTATGCCTTATGTTCAAAGTTCACGTAAAAAGTTGCCTCTTCTACCACAGTGTTTGGGGACACTGCTATAGCGTATCGTATAAAATTGCTGATATCTGTTAAATCTACGCCGTTGCCAGTCCAAGTGGCACGACTACGACTTAGTTCTGTGTCCAAGCGATCAGGTGTGATCAGCGTGGTTCTGAACTGCACTTGATTTTGTTTGAATGACTGTGTGCCCTGCCGGCTGGCATGTGCCAGTGCTGCTTTGGCCACCCGATATGTTTCAAACCTGGGTTCAGCGGCAACAACATGCTTTTCACCCACTGAGCCAATGTTGAAAACATGTCCGCTCTTGCCGGCATCTTTCCACTTGTCGTACACAGCTATGTACAAGTTTGTTTGCGCAAAGTTAGCCCAGGACTCCTGCGGAGGACCATCAAATGCATTGTTGACAAACACATCATAATTCAAACTTTGTTGAGCGATCAGTTTGACTGCTTGTTCATTAGTGATGTCCAAGTTTGTGGCCCTGCTGACACTGTCTGCACCAAACACATCCACTAGATGTTTGCCTAGTCCTCGGGTACCGCCTGTTACTAACATTTTCATCGTGATTGGTCCCATACTTTTGTAAATTTTTCTCCGCAGGTCATTGCACATTCAAACAGTCTGTTGCGGTTGTTGAATGATGCCACAAGATCTTGCCAGAAGTCATTGGCAAATATTTCTGGCAGTGTGTTGTAATGTATGTTCAAATTGTCTAGCCCATAACGTTCTAAAAATTCACGCACTTGATTTTTACCATTCACGATACTCAACGGATTTGCGCCAGGCAATGTGTCATCTCTAAATCTTGCATCGTACAAGTTGTGATTGAAAAAATTACAAGGCAACACAACACCTTCAGCATTGATGGCTACTTTTTTACCCATCAACGCATCACACTTTATTGGCGTGGTGTTAAAATATTCTCCAACATCTTTATATTGCTGTTTGAGATCAGGCAATGATTGCATGCTACGATTTTGATATTTTTCATCTTGAGGTGGCTCTAACACATAGTCAGCACCTGCCACAGGCCAAGAGTTCATCTCGTTCATAGTGGTGTGATTTAAAAATCTTCCAGTCTTACGGATTAGCACATTGTAAAACCCCATGTCCTTGCCCAACTGTTGAACTTGTTCAATTTGATGTTCGTTGTGACGGAACACAATAAAATTCCATTGTGCTCGACCGCCAGCCTTGATAAACACTTGAGCATTGGCAATTGCATTGTTGTATTTTACATTCTTTCTGTACAAATGTAAAGTATCTTCTAGTCCGTCGATGCCAAAATCTATTTGTCCGTAACCGTTCATGATGCCAGCTATCTCCGCCCAATATTCAGCATCATGAACTCCGCCATTGGTGTGTATGTACAACCACAGAGTGGGGTTCTTGCGCCTAAAGTCACGCAAGATGTCCAAGAAGTCTGGATGCATTATAGGGTCACCATAACTGCCACAGAAAAATACTTGTCTTAGGCGCTGACACAATTCACTATCAAACGCTTGATCAATAGTTGCACGTGACAAATGCGTGAGTGGCATGTGGGGATTGATGCCTATTCCCAAGTTGTTGCGAGGGCATTGCGGACATGCGGCATTACAATATGTTGTAATTTCAATTTGATATTCGTCAACACTGTTGAAATTAAATTTCATTTTTTTTCCAATAATTGAAATTTGCAATTTGACAATGCCAGCAGACAGTATTTTTCTATCAATGTAAGTCCATGCTGATCTATGTTATAGTTGCGTGTTTGCAAACATTGTTGATATGAGGCAGTTGGAAAATATTTTTTATTAATTTCTAACCAAGTTTCATATAAATTTCTTGATTGATCATCAAGATCAATATTAAATGGCCGCATGGTCTGTTGTAATTCATTCCATCCTGATAGTATTTGTTTCAATTGTAACACACGATTGGTACTGTAAGGACAAACAAAATCTTTAGCAAGATTAAAAATTGAGTATTGATATTGCACAAATGGATTGGTAATCTTAGATACCAGAGGATTAAATTCAGTTGTGAGTGTTTCTGTTTTGTTTATGTTTGCGGCCACTGCAAAAGGTAACAACCAGTCATCAATCACAATATCTATAATTTGTTCATTGTAAAAATCTTGTTGATAGTAATGACTTTTAATCCACCAAGATTGCCCACTGGCAATCAAGTGATCAAATTCTTGTTTTAACAGTTTGGGATCAATACCCGAATTATAAGGTTGGGCCAATGCAATACGATCAATTTGTTGTAAATTGTCTAAATCCAATTGTGAAAAGTCCAGTTGAATTCTTCCTTGATCTGACATTGAAGATTTAAATTTTACATTGGTATGCACTGTAGATGAGTCTGTTACCAGTCGTAGTACTATATCCCCGCCAAACCCGCCTTTCCAACGCAGTATGTTCAAACTCATGACGTAACTCGTTGTAATATAAAAGAATCTTCAATTAGTTTTGTTTGATATTGCATAGCAATGTCATTGACAGAAAATTTTAATCTATTAAAGTCTATTCGATTTTGCGGAATAGACAGTAAAATTTGTTTGGGTTGATAAACACGATACTGATTCATATTGTCAATAATGGTGTTCAATGATTGGTAGTTACAGAAAAATCCCGAATGCAAAAATGCTATGTTTATTGGTTTAATACTGTGCATTATTTTATCAATCAATGCAGTATTTTCTGAATCTAAGAAATAAGTTTTCTTTGGCAAAGCAAATGTGTGATTTTTGAATGTATTTGATTCTATGTAAAAAGCATCAAGTGCAAACCTCCAAGCACCACTAAACATAACAACAGTGGCACCTGGCAACAGCAATGATTCGACACAATCAATCACAGCACTGGGAATATCATATACTGATTTTTTAAATTGTTGATTCACAATATTAGAAGAATCAACAAGCACTGCTTCACTGTAATTTTTTATAACTTTCATTTTCTAAAATAAAATCGCGTTAATGGATGAACCCAGTTAAAAAAAGAGCCACCGTGACTGTGATCAAACAAGTGATTTTCTAAAGTAGCATTGACATTGTTTTTTAAATATGTCAATATAGATTCGTTGTAATCATCCGGCAATTCGGTTGCATAACTTCTTCCTTGACACAAAAACTTGTTTATCGCAATATAGATAACACCATTGTTGTGTAGATTGTGCGCAATTGTTTGATTTAAGTTGTAAATTAATTGATCAAAATCAAAAGATTGATTTTCTATCCAAATCACAAAGTCAACCATACCGGTGTCGACTGTGTTTATGTACTGAGAGAAAAAATCATCTCCGTAAATCATGGCACGTTGAATTTGATTATTTTTTATATAATCTAATAGGTCTTGATCTTGTTGAATTACAACTGGATCAGCAAACCAACTCAACTGTTGTTCACGCCAGGTCAACATCGGTGCTGTAACTGGTAAAACCGTTTTCTTTGACCACTCGCAAGATGTTTTCCACACGCCCAGCCAGTTCGTCTCTGTGACTCACAAGCCAGATACTCTTGTGACGTTCACGAGTCATTTTCTTCAACAAGGCCAAACTGGCCTCAACGCCTTGTGTGTCTAATCCAGAGTCAATCATTTCGTCAATAAACAAAATATTGATGGGGTGATACAAACTTTCCCATACATCACGGAATGCCCAACTCATACTTAAAATAAGTCTATTGCGTTCACCGCGACTCAAATTGTCAAAGTCCAGTTCACGGCCCAGTTCTTCAATGCTCACACTTAAATCGTTTTGGAACTTCACAGTGTGTGGCAGTCCAATACGGTCCAGGTAGTGTGTGAGTCGTGCGTTCAAGTAACTCAAGTTCTGATCAATGATCTTTTTACGTACAAAACTGTCTTTGCTGGTCAGCAGCTTGAGCAAAAACTCTTGATGGTCTTGTATTTTGGTTAATTCATTGATTCGATTGTAGTCAACCACTTGCAAGGCCTGTTGTTGCATGTCCTCAATCTGTTCGCTGTAGGGATCAGTTTCAGCATGCTTGCTGGTGATCTGTTGTAGCAGGTTGTTGACCTGTGTAGAGTGTTTGATGGCCTGTGCTTCTGTGTCATAGTGTGTGGCGGGCTGTGTGCCCAGTTCCACTGCTACGTAACCCACAAGTTGTTCAACATAAGGATCAGTTTCTGCTGCTTTGTCCGTGATCTTCTGCTGAACAACTTGTGGGTTACG